GTCTCTTACGGTACCCCTGGTGGGGAGTACAGGCCCCAGTGTCGAGCGGCAATCGTCGCAGGTGTGCACGTGGCGCCCATGCTTGACCTGTGCGTGCTCAATCCGACCGGGTTGTTCTTCAACCTCTGTAGCCAGGATGAGGACAACAAGGCCAGTGGTACCTGGCATTGGCCCGAGCGGGATTGATGTCCTCGATCGCGGCGGCCCTGGAAGAACTGGGCAACACACTCCAGGCTCATTCTACACGTCCGAATCTGCTCGGATATGTGCCGCACGACAAGCAGGTGGAGTTCCACACCTCCCAGGCCCGGCTGCGTCAGTACATCGGGGGCAACCGGGCGGGAAAGACCACCGCCGGCTGTGTGGAGGCCCTGTGGTGGGCCACCCGGCGCCATCCCCACCGTAAGATTCCCAACCGGCCGATCCGGGGTCGCATCGTGGCGGTGGACTACGACCACGGCGTGGCCGACATCATCATTCCGGAGATGAAGCGCTGGCTGGTGCCCTCGGACCTGGTGCACGCGAGCTGGGAAGCCAGCTTCGACAAGCAGCTCCGGATCCTTACCTTCGCCAACGGCTCCACCATCCAATTTATGTCGGGGGAATCGCTGCTGGAGAAGTTCGCGGGCGTCTCCCGCGACTTCATCTGGTTCGACGAGGAACCGTCACAGGCGGTCTATACCGAGAACAAGGCCCGCACGGTGGACTCCAAGGGGTCGATCTGGATCACAATGACCCCGTTGCAGGGGCAGAACTGGTCCTATGAGCAGGTCTATCTGCCTGGCACCGGGGAGGGCACCGAGGCCGATCCGGGGATCTGTGTGGTCGAGGCCGACATGGCCGACAACCCACACCTGGACGCGGCCGAGGTGCAGCTTTTCGTGGCCACCCTGAGCCCGGAGGAACGCCAGGCCCGCATCCACGGTCGCTACACAGCCCTGGGCGGCCTGGTCTACCCCAGTTTCAACCTCGATGACCACGTGGTCACGGCCACCGACGGCCCCCCGGCCGGCTGGCCGGTCTACGCAAGCATGGACCATGGTCTGCACGCTCCCACCGCCTGGCTGTGGCATGCTGTCGGTCCCGGTGGGCAGGTGCTGACCTTCGCCGAGCACTACGCCGCAGAGATGACCGCCGACCAGCATGCCCTGGTGGTGCTGGCCAAGGAGTTGGCGTGGAAACGGGCCGTGGACTATCGGGTGGGTGACCCCTCCATCGCTAACCGGCAGCAGGCCCTGGGTGTGGTCAACTCTGTCCATCTGGACTACCTGCGGTGCGGGGTGGCGATCCAGCTCGGTGATAACAACGTAGAGGCCGGCATCAACCGGGTCCGGCGCTACCTGATGGCCCCGCCTGGTCACATTCCCCGCTGGCAGTGCACCAGCGACTGCGTGAACCTGATCCGGGAGATGCGGCACTACCGGTGGAAGACCTACCTGTCGCCGAAGATGCGGGACCGGGCGAACAAGTTCGAGGTGCCACTGAAGAAGGACGACCACGCCTGTGACGCGCTGCGCTACTTCCTCATGTCCCGCCCCGACATCAGTGAGCTGGGGCCGCAGCCGAAGGCGTCCGAGCCGGGTGGCCGGCTGGCGCCGGGACAGCGCCCGTCGATGGAGGCTCCGGTGATGATCGACCCCGCCGTCCGACCCACCGTGCGGACCCGACCACGCAGGGCAACCGATCCGGACTACGGGGACTTCGAACTCACCTCCGAGCACCTGGGCGGCATCTGGTAGGGCAGGTGTGATACTGGGCCAACGCGAGCAAGGGAGAACGACCATGACGGCACAGACCCGCAAGGCCGAGGAGGACAAGGTCGAGGAGGCGCCCGTCCCATCTCCGTGGGGCAGCGCGGACGACCCCTACGGGCGGACCAACCACGCCCTGAGCGAGGACGACGTGGCGCAGGCCGCGGCCAAGGAGGGCACCCTGCGCCCCGACGGCCGTGCCAGGGCCACCGTGTTCTACGACGATGTGCTGGCCCAGCAGGCGATGCAGATGCGGGACTTCATCGAGTCCCGGCAGTATGAGAAGAAGTCCGAGGAGAAGAAGTAGCGCATGACCGGTCGGTTCCCACGCCTACAGTCTCTGTCGCTGCCGCCGGGGACCTGTTTCGTCTGTGGTAAGGACAAGTGTCTGACCGGGTTCACCGACACCGGCATCCATGATGAGTGGCTGGGCTCGTTCTATGTGTGCGACGACTGTCTCATCGAGATGGCCCGGGGCATCGGCATGCGTACCGAGGCCGAGGTACGTGATATGCGCGTCGAGCTGGGCGAGACACGCATAGAGTTGTCGAAGGTGCTGGGTCAGCTCACCCAGCTCCATGCCCTGCGTGTGCTGATCCGGGAGTTTTCCGATGGACCTGAAGGTGGCCCTGGTGGCCTGTCTGCTGATACTGCTGGCGGTCATCGTCGGGGCGACCGTCGCCGGGCTGCCGAACCGCGCGGTCCAAACTCGCCTGGACCGGATGCTGGACTACCAGGAGCAGACGCTGCGCCGACAGACTGACCTCATGCTCGCCGGTGGCGACGTGCCCACCTTCACCGCGCTGCGGCAGACCGACCCGATCCTCGCCCCACCCGGCTCGTTCGCCGAACCGGACATGACACAGCGGGAGGTGAACTATGACAGCCCCGATGACATACCCGAGTACCTCGGAGCAGATGGGGACCGAGGGCATTGGCCCAGCGGCTGACCAGCTCAACTCCCGGCTCTCCGTAGCCTCCCGCACCAAGTTGGTGGAGTGGGTACGGCGGTCCTACACCTCCGGCAAGTCGGCGCGGACCGCGAACGAGCGCCAGTGGTACCTGAACATGGCGTTCTTCGCCGGTAAGCAGAACGTGGAGTTCTTCCGGCAGAACACCTCCCCCCTGGGGGTCCGGCTGCGGGTGCCGGAGGCCCCGCCCTGGCGGGTGCGCCTGGTCATCAACCGGATCCGGCCAATTGTGCGTAAGGAGCAGGCAAAGCTCACCAGCTCCAAGCCGCAGTTCGTGGCGGTGCCGGCCACCAGCGACGATGCCGACCTGGCCGCGGCCAGGGCCGGGGAGAAGCTGTTGGAGGCGCTGTGGACGGACCTGAAACTGGACCGGGTGACCCGAGAGGTGGTGTGGTGGGCCACCGTGACCGGTACCGCCTTCTATAAGGACTGGTGGGATCCCGGCGCCGGCCAGAAGGACCCGGACACCAACAGGCCCGAGGGCGGCATCTGCGTGGAGTCGGTGAACCCGTTCCACCTGGTGGTGCCGGACCTGCGGGAGCAGGCCGTGGATGCCCAGCCCTGGGTGATCCACGCCACCACCCATCCCCAGGAGTGGGTGCGACACAGGCTGGGCAGGGATGTCTCCAGCAAGGCCACCGTGGCCGCTACCGAGGCCATCATGGAGGACGTGCTGTCCGGCCAGGCGCAGCCACGGCCCACCCGGCAGGTGCTCTGCCTGGAGACCTGGGTGCAACCCGGGGTCCAACCGGACCTGCCGGAGGGTGGGCTGGTGACCGTGGTCGGCGACCAGCTCATCCAGGTGGTGGACTATGCCGTGGACCCACCCGTGTACGAGCACAACGAGATCCCCTTCTCCAAGGTCGGCCATATTCCTATGGGCCGGTTCTACGACGAGTCCTCCATTACCGACCTGGTGCCGCTGCAACGGGAACTGAACCGAACGCGTTCGCAGATCTTGGAGAACAAGAACCTGATGGGGAAAGGTAAGTGGATCGCCCCGGAAGGTTCGGTGGATCCGACCGCCATTACCTCCGAGCCCGGTCAGGTCATCTCCTACAAGATCGGTTTCGGGAACAAGCCGGAGATGATCCCGGCGCCTCCGATCCCGGCCTACGTCGTCCAGCAGGTCGAACAGCTCCAGGTCGATTTCGACGACGTGTCCGGGCAGCATCAGATCAGCCGGGGTTTCGCCCCGTCCCACACCGCCGCCGCTGCCATCGCCTACCTTCAGGAGCAGGATGACACGCTGCTGGCGTGCACCACGGCCAACCTTGAGGACGCGGTCGCTCGGGTGGGACGGCACGCCCTGTCCCATGTGCGCCAGTACTGGCCCGGTCCCCGCCTGATCCGGGTGGTGGGTGCGGATGGCAGCTTCGATGCCTTGCAGTTCAAGGCGAGCGACTTCCGTGGGGTCGCCGACGTGCGGGTGCAGGCCGGCTCGTCCCTGCCGGTGTCCAAGGCAGCCCGGACCGCCACCCTGATGGACCTGTACTCCAAGGGCGTCTTCGGCCCACCCGGGGGGCCACCGTCCAATCCGGGCTCGCCGGAGGCTGGCACGAAGCTGCTGACCGCGCTGGACCTGGGCGGGGTGGACAAGGCCATGGAGGACTGGCAGGTGGACCGGCGCCAGGTGGACCGGGAGAACATCCTGCTCTCGCGGGGCCTACAGGTCATGGTGAACGCCTACGACAACGACGCCGCACACATCGACGGGCACCAACGGGTCGAGAAGGGGCAGGAGTTCCAGGCCCTGCCACCGCCGGTGCAGCAGATGTTCGCCCAACACGTCGCCGAGCACCAGGCCAAGCAGATGGCTGCCACCGTGCTGTCCGCGCAGGCCGCGGGCAGCCCCCCGGGGATGACCGGGGTTCCCGGCGGCGGTCCCGGGGGCCTACCATCCGTACCAGGTGGGCCGCAACCCGGCAGTGGTCCTCCCGCCACCCCGCCCGGCACGAATTCGCCAGGAAGGTAGTCATGCCGAACTTCGATTCCCACTCCCCCGCGCTGGAGGTGGTGGACAAGCGACGCAACAGCCGGGTGGTCGGCGTGCTCAACGGCACCCAGACCGTGGCCAACCAGTGCCAGATCAATGGCCCCAACACCGGCTACAACCCGGTCTCCAGCGTGGAGATCGGGCAGGTGGTGGACATCGTGTCCCCGACGGGTGTGGTCCGCGGGTCGGCCAGGACTATCACGGCGATTTCCGGCACCACCACCCTGACCGTGACCTACGGTGGCGCTGACATCGGTACCGACGCCAACGGCGACTTCGTCGTGCTGAGCGAGGGCGCCGATACACTCGGTAACCCCACCAACTACGACTCGGTCGCGGCGCTGGATGCCCGGCTGATCGCCCTGGGTCTGCTCACCGCCATCACGGCGGTACAGCGCACCAAGAACGACAAAATGTACATGCTCCGGCTGGCCGACTCGCCCGGGGGTATCTGATGACCATGCCACTTCGCCCACGGGGCCTGACGCCCATGCTCCCGCGGCCCACCGGGCAACCGCTCGGGGGTGGCCCGCCCACGTTGGGTCCTCGACCGAGCAGCGCATCCCCCGTCTCTCCCGGGGCCGCATCGCCCCTCATGCGCATCCTGATGTCGCTGCGTGGAAACCGTGGCGCACCGGGTCCGACCGGCATGGCCGCGGGCACCCAACAGCGGTACGCCATGTTGGCCCGGGCACGCCAGGGCCGGCAGCCGAGGCCCAGTGGTCTGCATCGCCTACCGGACGGCCCGGCACTGCACGGCTCCCTCGGGTTGCCGCCCGGTGGCACGTGGGCCGGACGTGGTCAGCGGGCCGGACTGGAAACACCCCAGATGCCGGGTATTCGTCCACCCGGGGGCATACCCGGCTACATGCGCCCCACCCGACCGCCGATGATTTTCGGTAGCCGGTAGTACGCTGTTCGAGGAATCAGGACCGGAGGAAGTTGTGGGAGAACTCGGCGATCCGCCTATCGACGTACAGCCGCCTGCTGATGGCGACGGCCAGGGTGACGGTGGGCAGGGACAGTACGCCGGGTACCTCAAGGACGTTCCGGAACAGTTCCACGGACAACTGCTCGACGGATTTAAGAAGACCGATAGCTACTGGCAGGACAAGCTCAACACGGCACAGTCCCGCTTTACCCCCTACGAGGCGCTCGTCGAGCGCTACGAGCCACCGTACCTTCAGGCCGCCGCGGCGATGATGGACGAACTCCAGTCCAACCCGCAGGCCGTACTGCCGTGGCTCGCAGGAGAACTCGGGGTGAACTTCCCCCAGGCCGGTCAACCCACGCAAGCCCAGGGTGGCCAGCAGGGATGGGGCCAGGACCAGGACACCACGTCCGACTGGACGCAGAACATGCCACCGGAGATCGTGGAACGCCTCCAGCGGCTGGAGCAGCTCGAACAGCTCGCCGAGCTGACCGGGCGCACCGTGCTGGAACAGCAGCAACAGGCCCAGATGAACGAGGAACTCGCCGCATTCGACCAGCTTCTTTCTGAGCTGGGCACCAGGTACGGCAAGTTCGACGAGAACTGGGTGCTGGCACAGATCGAGGGGGGCAAATCCCCCGAGGACGCTGTCAAGGCGTACCACGACTGGCTCCAGACCGAACGTGCCCAATTGGCCGCCGGTCGCGCGCCGCACATCTTTGGCGCTGGTGGAGGTCTGCCATCCAACCGGACCGATGTCACCAAGCTGGATACACAACAGACTGTGGATCTGGTGACACAGATGGTTCAGGCAGCCAACAGCGAGGGATAGTCCTCGCTCATCCCGAGGAGTTCTACCGTGCCCGCCACTCTGGTGACGGCGACGAACATTGCCAAGGAAGTCTATCTACCGCAGCTCGTCGCCCAGCTCAACTACAACATCATCGGCCTGCGCCGGGTGATGAAGTCCTCCAACGGAGTCTCCTCCGATACCGGGGGCAAATACGTCCGGTTCCCGATCCGCGTGTCCCGCAACCCCGGTCTGGGCTACCGCGCCGAGGGTGGCGCGCTGCCGACCGGTGGTAACCAGGGCTACGCCTCGGTGCAGATCGGCCTGAAGTACGGATACGGCATGCTGCTGCTGTCCGGGCAGTCGATGCGGCTACTGAAGACCAACGCCCAGGCGTTCGCCGCGGTGATGAGCGATGAGATGGACGGCCTGAAGAACGACGTGGGCAAGGATACCGCCCGCATCTTCTACGGCGACGCCACCGGCGCCCTGGCGGTCCTGTCCTCGGCGTCCCAGGCCACTGCGAACACCTCCGCGGTCACCGACATCCAGTACCTGGAGGTCGGGCAGAAGATCGACATCGTGTCCACCGGTGGCACTGTGCGTGGCTCCAACCGCACCATCACCTCGATCACCACTACCACCGCCCCGGCTGGGACCTTCGTCTACGACGGTGCCGACATCACCACCGACGTGGCTACCGACCTGGTGGTGCGCACCGGCAACTTCGCCGGCACCGTGCTGGAGCCCAACGGGCTGTCGAGCATCGTCAAGGCGTCCGGTTCGCTGTACAACGTGGACCCGGCCACCCAGCCGGTGTGGGCCTCCACCGTGGATGCCAACGGAGGTACCGCCCGGGCGTTGAGCGAGTCGCTGATGATCCGCATGGTGGACAACATCCGCAAGGCCGGCGGCCAACGCCCCACGGTCGTGTTCGCGTCCCTGGGCGTGCGTCGTAGCTACTTCAACCTACTGACCCAGCAGCGGCGCTACACCGACACCAAGTCCTTCACCGGCGGGTTCCAGGGGCTGGCCTTCAACTGTGGCTCCGAGATCCCGGTGGTGGACGACGAGGACGCCCCGACCGGGAAGATGTGGATGGTGAACGAGCCGTCGTTGACCGTCTACCAGGAGGAGGACTGGTCCTGGGATGACACCGACGGCTCCATGTGGTCCCGGGTCTCCGGTTTCGACCAGTTCGAGGCCCGGCTCTACAAGTACTGGGAGCTGGGCACCAAGCAGCGCAACGCCAACGGCCTGCTTTCGGACGTTATCGAGAACTGAACCGTGTGTGTCGGGGTCGGCCTAATAAGCTGGCCCCGGTACGGGAGGGAAAAACCGTGAGCAGAATCCTGTCCCAGACCATCGGCTTCAACCTGTTCAACGCCCAGGCTTCGCCCGCCAACTCTGGTGCCATTCAGATCCTCGACGCGGTGCTGATCGGTGATATCGCCGGCTTCTTCCGCCCCTCCGCCGCATGGGTGGGTGCACCCACCATTCAGGGCAGCCTGGACGGTGGGGTGTGGTTCGACCTGATCGCCCCCGGCGTGCTGGTCGGCGGGATCAACAAGTGGCTGGGGCTCCAGTCGGCCCTGGTGCAGTTTGTCCGGGGCAGTATCACTGCGGTCACCGCCGGGAACATGACGCTGGACATCGCCTGCGCCGCGGCCGGCTGGGCCAGCGCCTAGGAGGTAGGAGATGCCGTCGATCGCGGACATGATGCGGGCCGACCTGGCCGGGTTCGCCTTCACCGATCCGGTCGGGCGGGCCAGCAACGGGCAGCTCGGACCGTGGACGCTGTCGGGGGTGCTCACCGACCCCACATCGTTCCGTATGGCCACCGTGGTGTTACGTAGCTCCGGCACCATCACCACGGCCACCATCACGATCCAGGGCAGCGTGGACGGCGTGACCTGGTTCGGGCTCCAGTCCACCAGGGCCGACACCGGGGTCGCTGCCGCCACCCTGAACTACGCCGGTGGTGGCACGGTCCCCATGGTGATCACGGTGTCGGATGTGCCGCTACGGTTCCTTCGGGTGGACGTGGCGGCACTGACCGGCGGCGGTACGGTGTTCGCCGACCCGATGCTCTCCGGAGACTGACATGGACGACCCGCTCGACTTCGCTCTGGCCGCGGTACCCATGTCCGACGGCTCGTGGGTGAGCCCCAGGGTGGCCCGGGTGGCCGAGATCATCGCCGACTATGACCCACGCCTGGAGGTGCGATGGTTGCCACGCGACAAACGTCTGGCCGGCGACGCCGCCTTCCAGATCGTGGAGCACACCCGGGACGGACATGAGGTGGTGGCCTTCACGGTGGCATCCGAGGCCGAGTTCGACGAGCGGGTGCTGGAGCGCATCTTCCTCGCCGACAACGCCCGAGCGGACGTGCAGGGCCGGCTGGAGGCCCACAACGCTGCGGTGCGGGCCATGGAGCTGAAGAAGGCCCTGGAGGCGGATGAGGAGGCCCGGGACATCGCGGCCACGGTGTTCGCCTCGCCGCTGAACACCTATCGGCACGCCGGCCTGCGTTTCGACAAGCCCTACGGCGGACGGGAGAGGGGGTCGATCAAAAATGTTGGTTAGTGACATCCTCACCCGGGTGCAGCGTCAGTTTCGGTGACGAATCCGGGGCTCAGATCGACTCCGCCGACGTGATCCGGTGGGTGAACGACGCCCAGTCGGAGATCGCCCGACAGAAGCAGCTTCTCCAGGTGACCACCTCGGTCACCGTGACCACCAACGTCGGGAGCTACGCCACCCCGAACAACATCCTGCACCTGCGGTCCGTGCGCTACAACGGCAACGTGCTGGTGCCCATCAGCCTGGCCGAGGCCGAGCAGGTGGCCCCGTCCTATGACGCCGGGGCCTCAGTCATCGGTACCGGTACGCCCACCACCTACTGGGTGTGGGGTGGGATGATCAGCCTTTATCCCATCCCCAACGACTCGACCTCGTCGCTGAAGATGTACTACACCCGCATTCCCAACCAGGTCACCGTGGTGGGGGACACCCCCGAGCTGCCGGTGCAGTACCACCCGCGCATCGTCGAGTACTGCCTGGCCCAGGCGTTCGAGCTGGATAACAACCCGCAGCAGCAGAGCCTGAAGATGGGCCAGTTCGCTACTGGAGTGGGACAGACCGACACCGACATGTGGCAGCCCCGTAATACCTATCCCATGGTGACCGTGGCCGTGGACGACACCTGGATGGGGGGTTAGCCATGCCTGGGAGCCCGGTGCGCATGGGGCCGTGGCCGGGCGGAGTCAACACCCTCGACTTCGCGGCGGCTCCGTACAACGTGCCGCCCACCGATCTGCGGTTTGTACAGAACCTCGACGTGGGCAACTCCGGAGCGCTGTCCGCCCGGCCCGGGTGTCAACGTTGTGGCTCTGCCACCATGTACACCGACCTGTCCACCAACGGCCTGTTTACCCTATTGGGCAGCGTGGATGAGACCACCGCCATCCGGTACGCCGTGATCGCCACCCACAACGCCGGTACCCCGGGGACGACCACGGTCTACTACACCAAGAAGCCCCACGACTCCACGGCGTTCTCCACGTCCCCGGGGGGCACCCTGTCGGGCATCTACGGCACCCTGTTCCAGTACAACAGCAAAATCTACTTCGTAGGGGCTACCACCAACGGTGGGACCGGTCAGTCCCGCACGGCCATCGGCTCGGGCACCTGGACCGCGGTGGCGGCATTGCCCAAGGGTGACCTGAGTTTCGTGGTGCGGGAGCGGGCCTTCGTGGTGGACAAGATGGCCAACCGTATCTACTGGAGCAAGGCCACCGATCCCACCGTGTGGGCCGCTCCCGATGGCGGGTTCACCGATATCAACCCCGGTGACGGACAGCTCATCAACGACGTGGTGGTGGTCAACTCCCAGCTCTACATCTTCAAGCGGAACAAGACCTACCTGTTCACCTTCACCTCCGATCCAGCGCTGGACGGGCAGGCGACACTGCTCTCCTCGCTGGTAGGTGCCTATTCGGCGGTGGCCTGGACCGACGGCATCTACCTGGTAAACGACCAGTCGGTCTACCGACTGACCAACAACATACCCACCGACATCGGTACCAAGGTGGGGCTGCGGGGAAATATGGCGCTGGAGTATGTTCCCGGGGTCCTCATAAACCTGGAGTCGGATCGCCTGATCGTCGGACCGGGACCGTCGTTCTCCACCGTGTTCACTCATGCAAGCATGAACCTGCACACCGGCGCCTGGTCCTACCGTATTTATCAGAAGTCGGACGGTACCTTCTTCTCCGGGGCGGCCCCTTCCACGAAGCAGATCCAGTGGCGGGACACCGACACCAGCCTTAACATGGGCGGTTCCGGGGTCATGTACGGCCATGGCACGAGGGTGCTGTCCTTCACCTGGCTGAACTACGCCTTCAGTGACGGGCGGCTGGACGTGGACGATTCCTCGAACACGGTGTCCCCGCAGTACGCCATGATCACGGCTCCGCTGGTGGCCGGCACATACGACACCTGGAAGCGTATGTATTACCTGAATGCCCACCTCAACAACACGTTGTCCGGTGGCGACAACGCCGTGGCCCTGGAGGTGCGGCCGGCCCCAGGGTTGACCACCACGCAGAGCGTTGCGGTGCCCGCCGGTTTCGGAGGGAAGGTGGCCATCCGGGCGTTCCGGTTCCGGGCGGCCTCGGTCGCACTGTCCAAGCCGCTGAAGAACCTGGCCGCACTGAGCCCCGCCACCAACGGCACCCTGTTGGTCTGGGAACTGCTGGGGCGGGCCAGCACACACGGTCGGGGGGTGAACACCTCGTGACCAACCCGATGGGCACCCCGTACGGCCGATCGGTGCACGCCTACAACCCCTACGCCACCGGAGGCAAGATCTACGGAGGGAGTTCCGGTCCTTCCCATCCCACCTCGGGGCAGGTCCGACCCGATGGGTACGTTGCGCGCGAGCAGCGTCGTTCCGGGCTGGCACAGGCGATACTGGGTCGCAACACCGCCACTACGGCTGCTAGCTCCCCGGGTCCGGCACCGTCCCAGCTCGGGGAGTTGGTCAGCCGGCATCCGTATTCGGTGCTTGCTCGCGAAGCCCTGGCCAGGAGGAGGAACCGAACGTGACCAGTCCGTTGCCGATCCCTCTGTCCGATGTCACCCAGGCCGGCGAGCAGCAGCGCCAGACGCAGGTCACGGCGCTGTCCCGGGCCTACGCCTCGGCCATTCAGCGGCGTAGGGCCGCGGCAGCCGCCCTGGTCCACGCCAGGGCGGTGCACGACAAGAGAGTGCCCAGTTGGCTGGCCCAGTACCAGCAGGCTGCCGCCAACGAGCGCGACGCCGCCAACAAGTACAAGACCTACCAGACCGGCACGTTCAACCCCTACAACACCGAGTACACCAAGCTCACCCAGCTCGGCGCGACCAACCCGACCATGGATGCCATCCTGGGCAAGCTCACGCCGTACGACCCGCAGAGCGCGGTGGACCGGATGAACGCGGCCACCACCAGGTCGAACACGCTCCAGCAGATCACCCAGGGGCGCCAGCAACTCAATGAGGACTACGCCAACTCCGCCCGGCAGGCCGAGGACGCCCAGTCGGGGGCGCTACGGGGGCTGCTCGGCAACTTCGCCGGCCGGGGGATGGCCTACAGCTCCGGGTACGGCAACGCGGTGGGCGAGCAGAACCGCAGTTACGCCAACTACACGGGCCAGTTGGCCAGCACCAAGCAGCGAGGGCTGGCCGGAGCGGACGCGAACGAGGCCGCGGCGCAGTCGAACTACCTGGGCATGATCGGCCAGGCCCTAGTGGGCGCCACCGGCCGGCTGGCCGGCCAGGCCGGCAGGCTGGGTCTGGGGAGTACCGACCTGCCGTACTACACCGAGTTGGCCCGGCGCAAGCTCGCGGCAGGGGGATAGGTCATGCCACGCGATCCCTACAGTGACCCGTTCTTCCATGACTCCCCGATCGGGTTTGTGACTCCCCGTAAGCCCGCGGCACCCCGTAAGCCCCGAGCCTCCTATACGATCAACTCCTTCAACTCACCGATCTTCAAGCAGGCCAACGCCCCGGACCAGAGGAAGGTGGCGCCGCGTCCGGCCCCGAGACCGGCAGCCCCGCCCGGCGGGTCCGCCTACGGCCCCACTTCGCTGCCCGGCGTGACGAGCGCGCTCAACTACGCCCGAGGTGTTTCCGCTGGCGGAGGGGGGGGTGGGAGTTACTCCGGTCTGTCCGGTTCCGACACTGCCAGCCTGTTGCGGCAGGCCCAGCAGATGGTGGGCTACGAACTGGACCCGCAGGTCAAGGCGTCCCAGGCGGCCTACAACCAGGAGAACAAGGACTACGGCTGGCTGATCAACAACCTGAACCGGCAGACAGGGCTGGCGAAGACCGACATCTCCAGCCTGTTCGGCGCGCTCGACCAGCTTCTCGGGGCCAATCAGCAGCAGCAGAAGGCTGCCTATACCAAGGCCACCGCGGGTGTCACCGCCAACTACAACCAGCTCCAGCAGATGCTGGATGCCGGTTACACCAAGGCGGGCAATGCGGCCACCGCGGAGCAGCAGCGGCTGGGTATCGCCGGTCCCGGGCAGAACGACCGACTGGCGGCCGACAAGGCGTACCTGACGGGGCTGGCCGGTGAGCAGAAGGCCAACGCCCTGAGCAACGTGGCCACCCAGAGTGCCAACGCCGGCGGTATCGCGGGAACGATGCGATCCTCCGCGGCCGAGGCGTCGCCACACCTGGTGGCACAGATCACCATGAACGCCAACGAGCAGCAGCAGCAGTTGCTGAAGAATCACATCGACAACCTGGGCAAGTACAAGCAGCAGATATCCCTGCTGAACGCCCAGCGCCCCGGCAAGGTGCAGATGGTGCTGAAGCAGCTCCAGGACCAGCTCTACCAGCGCCAGCAGGACGCGCTACAGCTCCAGTTCCTCAACTCGGTCAAGGCCGGCGAGTTGGGCATCTCCGCCGGCCAGCTCCAGCTCGCCCAGGCACGGCTGGCCCAGGACGGGCAGATTGCCACCGACCGGGCGGCACTGGAGGCCAAACGACTGGCCCTGGAGGCCCAGAAGGCCGGCGGGGTGCAGTCCACCACCGGGATGGAGCGTGCCTTCTCCTATATGGGCACCGCCTACCCGGACAAGTCCGCCGCTCGGCAGAATGCCCTCCAGAACGCGCTGATCGACGCGATCAACGGCAACTCCAACGACCCGGGCTACAACCCGTCCAGCAAGCCGGGCGTGGGCGGCTCCAACGTGCCCGGATACGATCCGAACTACATGGCCCTCTACCTGGCGGCGGTGGACTCCGCGGTGGCGGACCGGGCCAACCAGGGCTGGGGGCCGATCGAGCGCAACATCCTCCGCAACGCGATTATGCGGTTCTTCGGGAAGTGAGGGTATGGCTGACGCGCTGGCCGGGTTCACCCCGCGGTTTGCGGCACTGCTCCGAAGTGCCGGGATCGACTTCGGGGTCAATCGTGGTTATGCAGCGCAGGCCGGGACCTCCGGCTGGGGAACCTCTTACACCACCAGGGACCTGGCTGCCCAGCAGTCGGCGGCACTGAGGGCCAGCCCGAACACGGTCGTACCCACGGTTTTCGGCGGGAAGGTCAGTGGCGCCGCGGCACCGATGCAATGGGGGAAGTGGTCACCGGAGGAGCTGGCCGCGCAGCGGGAGACGGTGCGCGGGCTCTACCAGCAGTACGCCAACGCCGCGGCGGCCGAGCAGGCCCGCGGTGCTTCCGTACCCGGCCAGGGACACTCGGTGTTCTCCCGGATCATGTCGGTGCTGTCCCGACCGGGACAGGCGGTCCAAGGGGCGCTGTTCGGGGGTGCGGCCCGGGACTACAGCGCGCCGGAACATACTCCTGCCTCAAACCGGCTGGCCGAGGCGTGGGCCGGGCTGACCGGGAAGGAGCACTTCAGCACCGGTCAGGAGATGCGCTCCCGAGGCATCAACAACCGGGTCCTGACCGGACTGGGCGGCTTCGTCGGCGACATGGCACTGGATCCCACGTCCTACTTCGGGGCCGGCATTGCCCGCAAGGCGGTGGAAGCCCCGGCCAAGGCGGTGGAGGCCCTGAACGCCGCCCGAGCAGTCACTACAAGCGAGAAGGCCGCCACCGAGCTGGCGGACAAGATGGGTAGTGCCGTGGCGTTGGGTACCACGGCACTGAAGCCACGGGCGATCGCCGAGCATGCCGCCGTCGGCCAGGGGGCTATCGACCAGGTCGCCCACCGGGTGGGAACAGAGGCTGCCCAGACCGCCAGGGCGGCCCTGGTCACCGATCTGACCACGGTGGGCATGGCGCCCTCGACAGCCAGCAGGAAGGCCATCCGCTGGTTGAACCCCACCTACGCCGGCACCCCGAAGATGACAGCCGAGTCCGCTCCATGGATGGCCAAGATCATGGCCGACCCGGGCACCCTGAAGACCGCGATCGACACCACCACGGAGAAGGTGGCGGCCGAGGCCACCGCGAACACCGCGCGCCAGCTCACCGAGCTGCTCCACGCCAACCTGGCCCAACAGGTGCGGCGCAGCGTGAAGTTCACCTTCGGTGGGGTGCCGATCCCCGGGTCGGTGCCGATCCCCCGGGGGGTGTCCACGGCCCTGGGGAACGCTGCGAAGATCGACATGGTGGGCCGGAGCCTGAACGCCTTCGACAAGGCGTTCCACACCGGCACCCGGTTTGACAACGCCCTGACCGTGGTGAAGGCGCGTGCCGCGGGGGTGGCCCAGCGCCGCATCGAGGTGGGACGGACGGCCATCACCCAGGCGTTCGCCGGGGTAGACCTGACCAACCGCCGGGCCTACATGGAGGCCCTGACGATGGGGCCTCGGGGGTCACTGGGTCACGGACTGGTGAAGAACGCGGCCGGGACCGACCTGGGCGACATTGCCACCGGACTGCTGTCCGACATCGGCGCATACGTGGACGTGGCCGGGGACGGCACCAAGCTGCTGACCCGGTCCGACCTGAACCGCTACCTGCCGGGCAAGAAGGGGCCGGACACCAAGGGCAACTACCTCAAGCTGGACAAGGAGACCCTGGTCGGCCCCGACGGCAGGCGTTCCCGGGCTCAGACCATGGACGACCTCCTCAAGGCCAACGGTGAATACCTGCGGCACGTGGACCCGGCGAAGTTCCTCTACGCCCTGCATATCGCCACCGAGAAGGCCCTGGCCCGGGACCAGCTCGGCCGGGCTGTCCGTGAGTGGGGCATCCCGCTCAATCCGAACACTCTCATCCGGAGTCCGGTCACCGGCCGGATGCAGCGCCACGTGGCCTCGCCGGCTGCGGCGGAACTGGTGGCCAAGCACGGGTACGAGCCCATCCATACGGGTGGTCATCAGCAGGAGGCGTCCGGGTTCTACAAGCGTCACCTGGACGGCCTGGTGTTCGATCCGGAGGTGAAGAAGGGCCTGCTCCGGGTCATTCAGATCGCCGACCACGAGGAACGGCGGGCCGAAATCACCCGGGCGTTCGACCGGGTACAGGGGATGACCAAGAAGCTGCTGACTCTGCCCAGCCCGAGCTTCCACATCCGCAACAGCTTCGGTGACTTTATGACCGGTACCGCGGACAACGTGTTCGGTCCCCGCGGGATGGCCTCCTACTCCCAGGCACTGCGCACCATGACCGGCCTGGTCAAGGCGGGTAAACCGGGCGGTGTGCTGAACGCGGCCCTACTGGCCGGGGTGGACCCGGCAACCGGGGCGGCCCCGAACGCCATCGAAGCCCTGCGGGAGGTGCTGGCAACCACTCCGAAGGCACCCGGGGCCGGCCGACGGGTCATGCGTGCACCGAGGGACTGGCCGGATGTGCCCGGGGGCTATCTCACCGACGCGCAGATATGGGCGGCGTACAACCACGTCGGCCTCAACCAGGGTTACGTGCTCGGTGACCTGGGTGCCGAGCAGTCCATCCACCCGAACGCACTGAAGCCGTTGGCGGCACTGCACACCTCGATGGACAAGCTGATGGGGGCCTCGGCCGCCCGGGAGAATTTCTTCCGGCTGGCCCATTTCATCGACCGGGTGAAGCGGAGCAAGGCGCCCACCCTGGCCGCAGCGGCCGAGGAGGCTGCCTACTACGTGCGGAAGTTCCACTTCGACTATACCGACGTGACCCCGTTCGAGCAGTCCTTCATGGCCCGCACGTTCCCGTTCTACAAGTGGCAGCGCTTTGCGACGCCATTGATGCTGCAACTGTTCTTCGCCCGGCCGGGGGTGATCCTGAACTGGCAGCGGGCACAGGCCGCG